ATGTGGTCTGAGCAACCCGGCCAACTTCCTCCGGTATCGCCCCAACTATCCAGCCCAGCCCAGCCTCCCTGATCCACGCCAACGCCGTATTGCTCCCGATCAGGCCATTCCTGAGCGCTACCCCAATAGTCGTCATGTCTGCATCCCACGTTTTTGCCCTGAGGCTGGCGGCCCGAAGCGCGGTCAGCAAAAATTCGCGGTGAATGTCTTCCTGTGCGTCGCTCATGGTTCTGTTTCCCGTCCGTCGTTTCGTCATGCTGTGATGCTCCTCCCTGTATTATCGGCAGGGCTCGCCTGACATCTCCGCTAGCACGTCCATCACCACGTCGCGGCCCTTGATGATCGGCGGTTTTGACGGTGCTAGTGATGGATTGCGGGAGATGTCGTATGGCGTCGGTTTGTACAGGTCCTTAACCTTTGGCGGCTTCTTGCGCTGCTGTTGCTGCAGCCATTGCCGTTCTGCTTTGCGCGCCTTCGCTTCGAGCGTATCCCGTGCTTCGTTGTAGACCATGCGTCCGGTACGCTTGATCACCGTGCCATGCTCCAACCTCTCCTCCCTTGCTTTGAATTTTCGCGCCCGTCCCCAGTTCATTTTTCCGGTCACCGTGTTGCTCCTGTTTCCTGAATTTTAGACATACTGCCCCATTTCTTTCCTGAGATAGCCTAGTAGGCTTGTCTCTCGTCCGGTCCCCGGACGGCGGGCGCGCTGCCCGGCGGAAAGGTCTTTCTCAGGTGGTTCGCCAGCCGTAAACGGGTCAAACCGGGCAAGCCCAATAGCCTGCATTCCCTCTGGCAAGGGTATTACGACCGAAACCGGCTTCTATGGGGCGGGACATCCGTGCGACACCCAACAGCTCGGTTTCAGACCGACCACTGGGCAGGACAAACGATCCCGTCCAGAGGTTTTTTGGAAACCACCGGTGGAACCTGCTTGCAATTTGTGGGGGGTGTGTTAAGTAAGAGACACAACGACCGCAATTCCAAACATTTCGGTAGTTTCAGAGAGGGCCAGCGCTGACAACGTCTGGCCCTTTCGCTTTTGTAGTAAGCCTCAATTCAAACCGTCATGCAAGTGTTAAAAATATCACACTGGAAGATGATACCGCATCGGCCGTGGGTATTGTAATATGGCGCATGAACAGCTTGTAAAAAACAAAGTTCTTCTATGTCCGGGCGATGCTTGGCATTTTTTGAAAGATACTCCAGACAACAGATATGATGCGGTCGTGACCGACCCGCCTTATGAATTGGGTTTCATGGGCAAAGACTGGGATCGTCGCGGCATTGCGTTTGATGCAATGTTCTGGGCTGAAGTGCTTCGTGTTCTCAAGCCTGGTGGCCACCTTACAGCATTTGGTGCCTCTCGCAATTATCATAGGATGGCCTGTGCGATCGAGGATGCAGGCTTTGAGGTTCGCGATAGCCTGATGTGGATCTTTGGGACGGGGTTCCCGAAGTCACATGACATCAGCAAAGGGATCGATAAAGCGGCAGGGGCGGTACAGGAAGTTGTCGGTACTCGACCCAATGCCGTGCCATCTTATAGAAATAGCGCCAAAGGCGACGGCACAAAAACCAATGACGGGCGCGACGCCGCCAACTGGGATGAATATAAGGCGCGCAGCACAAAGAATATTACTATCGCGTCAACCGCCGCCGCCCGCGAATGGCAAGGTTTCGGCACATCTCTAAAGCCAGCATTCGAGCCCATCGTTCTCGCGCGCAAGCCGCTGTCGGAAAAGACCGTTGCCGCCAACGTGCTGCGCTGGGGAACGGGGGCGATCAATGTTGATGGGTGTCGGGTTGGCATTCGAGAGAAGCCGAAAGTAACTAATCCTAAACGCACTTCGAACACCTATGGTGCAATTGAATCGCCGGGCGGAAAACTACTACCGGATAGCCGCTGGCCGGCTAATATCTGCCACGACGGCAGCGACGAAGTGGTGGGGATGTTTCCGATGACCGGGCCGAGCAATGTGCGCCGCTCCGAAAACGAAGACATCGCTCAATCGACTTGGGCGTTAGGACGTACAGGCATCACGCCGAGGGGCGTATCGGATAACGGCGGCTCCGCCGCCCGCTTTTTCTACAGCGCAAAAGCTGATAGCAATGATCGCATCGCTTCCAAACATCCGACTGTAAAACCTATCGACTTGATGCGATGGTTGATCCGTCTTGTAACGCCCCCCAATGGCTTAATATTGGACCCGTTTGCAGGAACTGGAACAACGGCCATTGCTGCGCTCTATGAAGGTATGCGATGCGTCTTGGTCGAGAATGAAAAAGAATACCAGGATGATATCAAACGCCGCATGAAATTATACGGAATGGGACCGGACCAATACGCCTATGAATTAGCGAAGTTGAAACCAGTCGACCTTGGACCACTTTTTTCTTATTCCAATATTTCTGCACTCGATGGCAAATGATAAGCCTTCGCTCGGTTCCATATTTTTAGAACCTTGAACTGGTCTTGGTGAAATATCCCGAACTGACTGTCGGGGGGGTCGTTGACCTTGATCGCGTACGGCTGCAGATCAAAAGGAAAGGGAATTTCCAGAATTGAGTAAGCGTCTATCTTCTTTTCGTCCTCGCTTACGAAACCATAAAGAAAATACTTCACGGTCCCCTTTCTGATCTTGTCAATCTCAGTCAGCGTACCATTGGGGCGAGACCATCTGATCGTGATATCGAATGGATGAGCAATAAGCCACTTGGCTGTGCGCAGCCGAAGCGCGCACCTGATCGTCGGAGCCGCCAGCACAAAAAAGTCCGTCGCTTCTTTCTGATCGGCCCACTGGTCCTGAATAAAGCTTGAAGCATCCAACCCGAAGAACCGGCCAAGAATGCGCTTGACCATATCGGCATGATGCTTTTCCAGGCGCATGTCATCCTGAACAGTCATTCGGCTGCTCTCTTGAATTTCGCCGTCTCATTGCCAAACTGAGCAAAACCTGGATGCTGTTCACGAGAAAAAACATCCAGCCGTGATCCAGCTGTGACCCGCGCAATGAGTTCGTAGAATTCCTTCGGCTTGCGCGAGTGTTCACGCCGCGGCCATTCATTACAGACAAAGAAATTTTTCGTGTCAACAAAGACCGGCGTACCCTTCCGAGCATAGACGATGAACTCGGCATTATACTGGGGCAGATCATGCGGTTGAAACCCGCCAGGCTTGTGCCAGATCATTGTCAGCACATACCGCAGCGACAATTGATCCAGTATAGCGAGGCAGGACGGCAGATATTTCTCTGTCGTCCACCAGAAAATATGAGCATCCAGCTTTAGCCTCGGCGCAATTTCTCTTTCCCAGTGAGCCTTAATTTCATCAAGCTTCATGACGGGATAGTCGAAGGCATCCTGGTTGGGTCTGACATCACGATCGATCTTCTGCATGTACCATGGCGGATCACTCACGACCACGTCGAACGGTCCTTCTGCGGAAAATGCCGCAGCCATGATCTTCCTTTTCATTTTCGCCTTGTTGTGCTGCCGGTGCTTTTGAAGGACCGCATTCGGGTTTACTGCCTTACCTTCATCGACAAGTTCTCTGCAATACCGGTCCTGCACAGGTTCTGGAATTTCATTCAGCTTTGTAGCCCGCGCCGATCGCTTATAACCAATGCCCATCTCGGCCCGCGTTGGGATGTTCTTTTCTGGCACTTCCACTAGGGCCATGCCAGTAATTAACCCGCGCTGCCCACGTTTCCCTGGCTTCGCACCTCGTATCTGCCCTTGTGTCCCCTTGGCCTTCCCGATGATAGTTAATTCCCGAGCAAGACGTAATTCAGCCTTGACCCAGATCTCACCTGCTTTATTGGCCACATCACTCACTGCGGAATATTTCCTCTGAACTTCCTTCGCCTCGACAATTACCGCGTCGAGTTCAGATAATGTTCGCGCCCCTTTGATCTCTATAGCGAGACGTTCCAATGCCTTGAGAACTTTTGGCACTTCTGCAAATGTCTTGAATGAAACAATTTTCCCCATATTACCAATTCCTCCCTATTGGTGGTCTTATCGCCCACCAGGCCAATAACATCGCCTCGGCCCTGTTGTGATCTCGTTTGCGAGGCAGGAAGTTTTCGAGATGAGGCCATAGCCTGAGCGCCAACCCGCGGGATGCTTCCTTGTCTTCACTGATCAGCTTAAAATAGCTTTTCCATGTCTGCGGCGCGACCAGTTCGAGCGGCGCACCAGTCGCTATGATGCTGGCCGCTTTGAGCATCCCATAGGTCACGCCGAAGCGGAATGACCCGACACGACCATCGCGCGGCATCGAATGGACTTCCTCGATGACAACGCGCTGTGGCATCAGACGATACATCCAAGGCCACAGCGCGCCGACATTGATCTCCCGCCGCTTGCCGACATTGAGGGTCGGAAGATCAATGACATCAGCGAACTCGCCATTGGTCGGGTCTAGCGCAGCGGCGGCCCCATCAATACCAGGATCGATCGCGATGATCACGCCGCAGGTTCTTGACGCTTGGTAAACAGCGGACGCTCTTCCACGACGTCAGCCACAGCCTTGATCTGATGCGCTCTGAACTGCGATCGCGTCATCGAGACACCAGAAGAGACCGGTACCTCTTCCTCATCAAGCTTTTTGAACCCTTTGGTAAGCTCTTCTTGATGATCGTGAAAGCCGCGCATGTAGGCATCATATCCAGGCGTGCCGGGTGCGTAGACCGGCGATGCCGGCTCGCCGGTACGACTGGCTTCCTCACCATCGGCATAGGCCATCATCTCAACATCATGACTGTCTTCTTCCTGCATGAACAGATCTAGCTGCTTGCCGAGGGAATACCCAAGCCAGCCAGCGATCGTGCAGTCTCGTGCGATCTGCATTTTGATCTGTTTCTCGCCTGCTTCCGCTTGCAGTCGGAAAGCCATGTCGAAGTCGCGCTGTAAAAACCCGTCCGCTTTGGCTGACTTGTACCCGTTGCGCACGTTTGACTGCGCCGTCGCCAACGCAGCTTTGAGCTTTGCTATTTTGGGGAGATGAACATCGAGAAACAATTTCTTTGCCTCGGCATCCACCTTGGCATTGCGCCGAAGCGCGATCTCCGGGGCCCTGTCTATAGTCCTGGCAGACCTCATTGCCGCTTTGCGCTTGATGCCGGCCGGTATGCGCTTCGCTTTTGCTTTCTTGGTAGCTCGCTGTTTCATCGATGTCTCCGTCATGTGAGTAGGGAAGGGCGGACCCGGCAGCACCTGGGGGGACACTGCTGCCGGGCCCTATCGCGGCCTTCTATCCGTCCGAGGGGGGCACGACGAACGGACTTCCAGCCCCGAATTACGTATAGTCGGAAGGTCGCAGATGTTCCCGGGAAATACCAATGGCCTTAGACAATTTTGTCACATGCTTCAACGGGATCACCTTCCACCTGGTTATGGCCTGTCTGCTGATCCCCAATATCTCGGCGAGCTGCACTCGGGTATACCCGCGCCTAAGCAGGTTCCGATATGCCTCTCTATCGTTTCTGTGGATAACTTGCCAATTACTGCCCATGCCACATT